AAACCTCTACCTTTTAGAGCTTGGCGTAAGAAGTATATTCCTCTAGTGATTGAAAAAGATGAAAAAGGTAAAACCAAATCTATTACAGGAAACTATTATATTAGTTCTAATTGGGAATCTATTTTAAAGATATTAAAAGTTATTAACAAATTAATGCCTCATATTAAGACTGTTGTTCTTGATGATATGCAGTATATATTGAGTTATGAGTTTGTTGATAGAGCCACTGAAGTTGGTTATACCAAATTTAGTGAGTTAGCTCAACATCTTATGGAAATCTTAAGATATTCTGAGCAAATGAGGGAAGACTGTACTATGTGTTTCTTAACTCATAGTGAAAATGTTGGAACCGAAATTGATCCTAAGTATGTTATTAAAACTGTTGGCAAGTTATTAGCAGAGAAGGTAACATTAGAAGGATTATTTACTTATATTTTCTGTACGAAAGTAGAAGAAGGAGATGATGGCAAGATGCAATATAAACTTGTTACTAATAATGATGGAAAATGTCTTGCTAAAACTCCAATGGGTATGTTTGAAGAATTAGAGATTGATAATGACTTAAATGAGATACTTAAAGTAATTAAAGAATATAATGAAGAATAATCATGGCTTGGAATATTAATTCTGCAAAACTTATTGTTGAAATTGTTGATGATTCAACAGGAGAATTGATTACAAGAGAGGCTACTCTTGGAGATTTTAAAGAAGTAACTAAGAAAGCTACTACAACTCGTACAAAGAAATCTAAGGATGATGGTGAAACTGAACCTTTAATTCATCTTCTTGAAGGAAAATGGCAACTTAATAATAAAGCAATTGAATTAACTGGATTTGAGCCAGAAATGAAATTAGATATTAAGTTTGAAAAGAAAGGTAAGGTAACAACTCCTATACTTTGTGAAGATGAGAAAGCTGGAAATAGGCTTACTAAAACATATACAGTAAGTTGTAGAGGTAGTAAACATGATAACCTTTCTGAATATGGAAATACATTTAATGTAATTCCTTATGAAGGTAAAGAAGGTTATTTCAAATTAATCGGTAATGCTCCTAAACCTGAAGATGATATTATTGATGTTCCTGAAGAAATAACTAATCCAGAAGAATTTGATGTTAATGATAATTCTGGAGTTGATATTAGTGATTTTGAATTAGAACTTTAAAAATAAATATATTTAGTAGATAGTTTTATATTTTAATTAGATAATTTATATTTATTATGTAAAATATGAAATTATATGTTTAATTTTTCAAATCTTAGTGAACAAAACTTTACCAGTAATGCTGGTGCTTATCTTCGTCCTTATGACATTTATACTGTAAATCTTACAAAGATCGAAAAAACTGTTTTAAAGGGTTCAAAAGATCCTAATGCAGAATATCCTGTAGTAGCACTTGAATTTACAGGAACTGGAGATAATAAGGGTACTTTTAGTACTAATCTATTTATTCCTACTACAGACGATGATATGAAGCGTCCTACATTTAAGAATGCTGAACAACATGAATATGAAAGACCTTCTCGTTTTGAGAATTTTCAATTTACATTAATGCAAATTGTTCATGCTCTTAATCCTGCTGGTGAAGAAAAGATTAAGACTAATGCTTCTAAGATTAAAACCATTGACCAGTTTATTGATTTAATTATTAAAGCTCTTTCTGGAAAGAATAATGTTGAAACTAACTTAAAGTTAGTAGGACGTAATAATAATGGAACAGTTTATGCAGCTCTTCCTAATGCTTGTGGACTTAATAAGGCTGGAGAAATATTTCCTGTAAACTTTATTGGTAATAATTTATTCTTCACTAATTATGAACTTACACAACAGAAGAATTATCAGAATGCTAAACCTACTAACATGGATTCTGTTACTGACGATTTAGATACTAATAGTTCCAAAGAAGATTATAATCTTGATGATTTAGAACTTTAATAATTAATTATAGACTCTCATGGAATTTATATCGTTAAGACCAAAAATTACTAAAGACTTTATACTTTCCAAAGTGAATCAAGAGTCTATAATGCAACATTATACTGGATTGAACGTTAGCTCTAAAAAGCTAATGCTCAGTCCTTTTCGTGTAGATAATCATTTTACAGTTTCTTTTTATAAATCCAAATCTGATATATTATATCTTCATGATTTTGCTACTAATGAACATATTAACTGTTTTCAAGCAGTTATGAAAAAATTCGGATGTAATTACTATGAAGCATTAGATATAATAGCTAAAGATTTTGGATTAATAGAAGGAATAAATAATGCTAAAGAAAAACCACTAAATGTAGAATCTTTAAAAGAAACTGAATCCGCAAGAATACAAGTTCAAATAAAAAACTATTCTAATAAAGAGTTAGAATGGTGGAAACAGTTTGGAATATCTATTAGGACTTTAAAGAAATTTCATGTGTTTTCTATAGAACATGTATTTTTAAATGGAGAATTAAAATTCACATCTTCTGAACAATGTCCAATTTATGGATATTACTTTGGTAAAGATAAAAATTGCAAAGAGCTTTGGAAAATTTATTTTCCAACAAATAAAGAACATGGTATTAGGTTTTTAAATAATCTTCCGAATAAAAAATTACAGGGATATAAACAATTAAAAGATTCTGATGATATCTTAATTATTACAAAATCACAAAAAGATTGTATGTGTTTTTATGAATTTGATATTAACGCTGTGTCTCCTTCTAGTGAATCTACTTTTTGTTCAGAAAAACAAATTGAAGAATTCAAAAATAGGTTTAAACATATTATTGTAATGTATGATCAAGATAAAGCAGGAAAACATAATATGTATAAAATAAGATTAAAATATCCAGAATTAGATTATTTTGTAATTCCTAGTTATTTAAAAGCTAAAGATTTTAGTGATTTAGTGAAATTATATGGAAAAGAAAAAGTTAAAGAACTATTGAATGAATGTTTAAATTATTTTAAAAATAAATGGCGATGACAACAGAAGAATGGATTAAAAAAGCATAGTTAAAATTTCCTAATTTAGATTTTTCTAATACAATATATTCAGGAAAAATGAACAACATAACAGCATATTGTCCTATTCATGGTTAGTTTACAACTAAAGCTAATACTCTAATGAATAGTAAATACGGCTGTAGAGAGTGTGGAAAAGAACATCAAATACAAAATAAGAAATTATCTAATGAAGAAATTTTAAAAAGATTAGAAAATTCTTACGGAAATAAATATGATTACTCAAAAGTTAAATACACCGGAGCTAAAAATAAAATAACTCTAATATGTCCTAAACATGGAGAATTTCAAATTCGTCCAGATTGTATAGGAGATAAATGTATGAAATGTGAAGCTGAAGAGAGAAGTAAAAGATATATGCTTTCACAAAAATAGTTTGAATGTAAAGTTAAAGATTTATCTTCAAATATTATCATAAATTCTGAATATAGAGGATGTAACAATAATATAAAATGTAAATGTTCTATTTGCGGATATGAATGGGAAACTAAAGCAGCTCATTTAATTGAAGGAAGTAATTGTCCTAAATGTCATTTATATAAAGGAGAATAGAAAATTAGTAAATATTTAGATATTAATAATATTAAATATATTATTCAATATAAAATAGAAAAACCTTTTGAAAATAGAGAATTTATTTTAATAGATTTTTATTTACCTGACTATAATACATTTATTGAATATAATGGCAAACAACATTATGTTCCAGTTAAGTATTTTGGAGGAGAACTTCAATATAAAGATTAGATTTAGAGAGATAAAAATTTACGAAATTATTGTAAAGAAAATAATATAAATCTTCTAGAAATTCGTTATGATTAGAATATTGAAGAAAAACTTGATGAATACTTTAGTAAATAGGAGTAGAGAATATGAAAGAATATGTTAATGAATTTATGTCTAATTATAAATTTAAATAAAATATGGGATATTTAAACTGCAAAGATCCTTTTAAGGAATCTGCTGCAATTAGTAGAAAGATAGAAAATAAATTAAGTTGGTTTAGATTGATTGATAAGTTGTTTAATAGTTTAAATTTATAAATTATGAATAAACAAGAATATTTAGAATCATTAACTCAAGATGATTTATTTGTTATTATTAAATATGGATTAAGAGGTAATGCTCCTTCTGATGTAACAGTAGAAGATATTTACTATCTAATTCAATGTAATCCATTATGAAAGTTTATATAGCTAAAGATTGGACAGGTTCTAAGGTATTTGCAGAACCTCCTATACTTATGAAATGTGGAGGTATGCCAGATATATGGTCTGGTCATAAACTTCCATTTGATATTACAGGTTCTTTTGCAGAAGATGAAATTCCAAGAGGACAATATTTGGAAAGAAATATTTGGTGGTCAATAGTACATATGATAAAATAATATTATGAGGTAGAAAAATTTAAATACATCTGTAAAAGTAACTGATAAAGCAGGTAATTCATGGGTTTATGAATCAATAGAACAAGCAGCTGAAATGACAACTTTATCAGTTCAAGCTCTTAAAATAAGAGCTAATAAGAATACTATTCCAAAAGATGGAATAAAGGTTGAATGGATGGACGAACATACCAAAAGATCAATGAAGGCTTCACAAAGTAAACGTAAAGGAAATGGATACGAATTGAAGATTATACATGAATTAACTGATTTAGGATTTGAAGGACTTAAAAGTTCAAGAAGTGAATCAAAAAATCTTGATAATGCAAAGATCGATATAGCAGATACTTTAGGAGTATTAGATTGTTATATACAGTGTAAACGTACTAAAAATTCTCCTAATATAGAAACAATATCAGAAGCTTGCCCTTTAAAAGATAAACCTTTAGTTATTTTTTGGAATAAAGAAAGTGATAGGCAACAAAACAATGAATATGTTTACATGCCTAAAGAATATTTTTATAAATTATTAACAAAGTAATGAATAAATATTTATGGGCTGAATGTCCAGTAGACATATGGCCTCGAATTAAGACTGTTTCTGCAAAGTCTTATAATGATGCAGTAGAGAAATTAATAATGCAATATGGTAATGAATTAGATGATGATAAAATTCTTGATACTATTGAAGATTGGGAACAATTAAGAGATTATCTTAATGAAAATTATTCTATTGCACTTTCAGATTTAGAAATTTATGAAGAATTATAATTATGTTAGGTAGTCGATTAATATATATAAAAAGATTAGCTTCTTCTGTAAGAAATCTTAATGAAGAAGAAAAAGAAGTTTTCGAAAATCAATTAAAAGATTCTAAGTATATTGACAAACATTATTTTGGAATTAAAGAATGAAAAGAGAAACTTATGTAAAAAGATTGGTTACTTCTTATAAGAACCTTTCTAGAGAAGAAAAAGAAATATTTCGTTTAGATACTGGTTTAACTATTGAATCTAGTAAGACAGAGAATGATTAAACGACTTCGCATTGGCTCAGACATAGATCAAGTAATCTGTGACTGGGCCAATCCATTTTTTAAGAGATTTACTCCAAAAAACGATACAGATATAACAAGAATATGTAATCAAATTCTTGCTAGAGATAGAAATTTTTGGTTAAATCTTCCAGTAATAAGAAGATTTGAAGGATTTGAACCTGTACTTTATTGTACTAAAAGAAGTTGTTTAAAAACATATTCCAAAGAATGGATAGATAATAATGATTTTCCACATAAACCTGTATATCAAGTATTCTGTCAAACAGATAATAAAGCAAGATATATTAAGGGAAGATGTGATGTATTTATAGATGACAGTCCAATAAATTTTATTCAAATGAATAAAAGTGGAGTTCCTACACTATTAATGGATACACCATATAATCAAAATTTAGGACCAATGCTAAGAATATATACATTAAATTACAATGAAATAGAAGATGTATATAATTTGGCATTAGATATGAATATTTTTAAAGAATTCAAATTATATTATGACAATTAGTGGATTTTGGGGATTTGCTATAACAGCAGTTATTGTAGCAGGTTTTGTATATTATACATATATGAAATATAAGAAATAATTATGGAGTTAGATAATGAATTAATTAAGCAAATTAAAATAACTCCATTATTAGATACACTTAAATTAGAGGATATTGATGACGATACTTATTTTAAAGAATACAAAAAAGAATATATTTCAAATTCTCGTTTAGGTAAACTTGTTAAAGAAGGAGTTGAATCATTTTTTAAAAACGAATCTTCTCCATATAATCCAAGTTTTGAAACTGGTAGTCTTATTCATCAACAAGTACTTCAACCAGAATCATTTGAAGTAATAGAGGGAGTATTTAAACCTACAGCAAAAGCTGGATTAATGGCTGATGCACTTTATAAATCTGATGGAACTTTTCCAACTGATAATGAAATTAAAGCTCAGTCTTATATAATAGGATATTATAAAGATAAACTTACTTCTAATAGACTTAAAGAATTTAGAGACAAAGCAGAACCATATTGGAGAGATAGATTTTTATATGAAGAGAAAAATCCTAAGAGTGATAAAAAACGTATCTATACTGATGAAAGGAATTTTGAATTGCTCAGTAACTGTATTAGAACATTAGGTGAAAATAAAGATATTCAAAAATTACTTCATCCAACTGGAATTGTTGAAGAACCAATAATAGGAAATGAAAAAACTATTTTAATGGATATTCAAATGAAAATTCCTGATTATGAACCCAGAATTTATAAGTTAAAAGCTAAACTTGATAATTTCAGTATAGATACAGAAGAGAATGTTATAACTGTAAATGATCTAAAAACTACAAGTAGACCTGCTGTACAGTTTGATCCAACATTTTTTTCTTATCAACGTGAAATAGCATTTTATAGTTATCTTCTTAAACAGATAGCAAAGAAATTCTATAATATTGAAAATCCATCTGTTAAAGGTAATTTTCTTGTAGTATCTACAATTCCAGAATACAATACTTTAGTATATCCTATGACTCCTAAATTATTTAAATCTGGAATGACAGAAATTCAATATCTTCTTCGTTGTGTTGCATATTTTAATCAAATTAAAGGATATGAATTTTGATGAACTTAGAAGATTTTATTCTGAACACTATAGTTTGGGATATTTAAATATTCCGGAAGAAAACGGGCATTCTTCATTTGAACGTAAACTTATTCTTATAAGTTTAATATGTTATTTATATAATAAAAATAAAGCTAAAAATCCAGATTTAACTTATTATTCATTATTATATAAAATTAACAGTAAAGTAAACTTACCGGATAATTTTATAAAGGGATTAGCTATTGTTTGTGAAGATTTTGGATATGGACGTAACAAAGATTTTCCAACTTTTGGATTAGAAGGTAAAAAAATTTTGGAAGAAATAATTTCGATACTACAAACATATTTACCTTTTTAACATTTGTTAACTATGACCTTAATAAAATAATAATACATTTAATATGTTCTTCTTCGGAAGAAAAGATAGTTCCATTTTAGTAGATAGTTTATGAGGGAATATTCCCTATGAATTAATGATTTTATATTTAACTGTATGGAACAGAATACATTTTTTACAAAGTTTGAAGTTATTGGTACAACCAAAGATGAAGCAATTAAGAATTCTAAACTCAATCTTCGTGTAGATGCTACACAAGCATATAAGAAGTGGGCTAAGGAAAACGCAACAAATGAAGATAATGTTAGAGAATGGATGATTGATTATTTGAAGAAGAAGAAATTTAATATGCCTAATGATGGTGCATATATTGTTCTTCAATCTGCTGTTCTTGATTCAAGAGAGCGTCCTTATAAGGTTGAGAAACCTAAATATGAAGCTCGTACACATACTCCCGTAAGACTCTATGTTGGTCGTGCTCAAGATACTGGTGAGGAATTATTTACAGAAAAGACCAGTAAGGCTGCTGAACAATCAGCTAAGGAATTTGTAATTGATAATCACGTAGGTGTAGACCTCGTTATTGAAACTCGTATGAAGGAAAAGAATTCTCTTTATGCTAAGGTTAATTATGTTCCTTCTAAGGGTACTCAGAAAGCAAAGCTTCTTGTATTTGGATATAAAGTAATGGATTAATTTCAGATTTTGTAAACTCTCTATAGTTATTTGCCTATCAGATTAATTTCTGATAGGCAATTTTTGTTTATAACACTAGGTAAAACATTGAAAAATGAATAAAATAAGTGAAAAAAAAATTAATGAAATTATTGAAGACTTGAGAAAGTATAAATCTTTAAATAATAAGAAACATAAAGCTAATTATTATTATCAAGCTAGACAAAATATTATAGATTCTGATCATCCTATTGAACTTATTAAAGAATTTTTGGATATATATTCTCAATGTAAAAGAAATGTTACTACTAAAGAAGAGGTAGAAACTGATGATAGAGCTGTTACTGAAGTAGAACGTGATGAAAACGGAAATATCCAATACTATACTTTTGAAATATTTAGAAAAGATTCTCCAACCTTACGAGGAAAACTCGATAGAAAGGAAATGGAGACAATATATAAACTTTATAGTTACTATGGGGCCAATCTTACACAAAAAATTGTGTCTCGTGAGTTTCCCTATTATACATTCGTAGAATTTAAAAGAATTCTTAGAGCTTTTAATATATATAAAGCTAATTCTGAATTTGCTCCTCATCAAATTGAAGAATTAAGTGAAGAACAACTTATTAATCTTCATAATCAAAATAAAGAAAATAATGTTCTTCGTAGAATTGAAAAAGACCAACTTGCTGAGGCTAATAAACTTATTAATAAATTATCTGTAGAATTAAATTCTTTAAAATATGCTAAAGATTTTCATTTTACAATAGATGGAAATTATACTCCTAAAACTTATACTCCTTGTTATAATACTGGAAAAACTCTTGTTTTACATATTAGTGATACTCATGTAGGTGCTGCATTATCTTCTACTAGTTTATTTAATAACGAATGGAATGAAACTGAATTTGCAAGAAGATTAACAGAATTAGTAAATAGAATAAGTAATTTAGGTGGATTTGATAAAATTATAATTAATTTTCTAGGAGATTATCTTGATGGAATGGATGGTATGACTGCTCGTAGAGATCATGTAATGCCTCAAAATATGGATAACAAACAACAATTTAATGTATTTATTAAACATATGTTACATTTTATAGAAGATATCCAATCATTGTGTAATAATATAGAAATATATGCTGTTCCAGAAGGTAATCATGGTGGATTTGCAGATTATTTTGCAATCAAAGCTTTAGAATATGCTACTAATTCTTATTTTCCTAATATTCCATTTACTGTATTTGATAGATATTATGGAGTATTCAGTGTAGGTTCTCATAGATATTTAATATTTCACGGTAAAGATGGACAATTTATGAAGAAACCTATGCCTCTTAATCTAAATGATACTACTAGTACTCTTTTAAGAGATTGGATGGATAGAGAACAGATGACTGGAGAGAATATTCATATTATAAAAGGAGATTTACATTCTAATAATCTTAATTCTTGTAGAAAATTTGATTATAGAAATGTATTAAGTTTGTTTGGAGATTCTGATTATTCACAAATGAATTATGTTTCTAATTCTTATGGTGTTTCATATGATTTATTCATTGGAAATATTAGAACTATAGGTACTTTTGAAAATTTATGACATGACTAGAAATGATGTAATTAGACAAGCTGTAGAACAATGTCTAAAAGAATTATATTCTTATGTTCAACCAAAAGTAAATTGGGAAGAATTTGAAAAAGAAAATAAAATTTATTCTGAAAAATATAAGACTTGGGAAAATTATAGACACGCTTTCCATAATAGAGAAAATAATCCAAAAATGTGGATACAATATGATGCTTCTTTTAAAGATTGGAAAGATAAATCTATTACTGAATGTATAGGCCCTCGTCCTTATGAATTTTATTATCTTCCTAAAGAAGTAATGAAAAGTATATGCGATTCTTATGTTTATGCTTATAATATAGATTCTCAACAAGAACTTCTTAATACAATTCATATTCTTAAAAACTATTGTAAAGAACCTGTTGTTGATAAATATATTAGTGATTATACTGATGAATATGGAAATCATCATCCTGGATATAGAAGTTATGATAATCCTGACAATTTATATAAAGAAATTGCAAAAATTGTAAGTAATTATTCATTGGATTCAGCTGATGAAAATTCAGATGAAGTAATTGACTTATGTAATAAATTTTTTGAATTTCTTGATATGGCAGGAAATTTCTATAATTGGAATAGAGATTTAAATTCTTTTAATATGTCTGTATATTTAGGACCAAGTCCTAATTCTAATAAAAAAGTAGTTATAGAAAATTGGAAGAAATATAAAAATCAAGATATTGAAATTAATGAAGAACAAATTAAAAAAGACTATTATGGAGAAGACGAATTGGATTGAAAAAATTAAAGAAGCTATTCGTGTAGCTATGAACAGAGGATTAAATATTCAGAAAAGTAGTAGAGGTTTTCCATACAGTATTGTAATAAAAAACCAAATTTGTATTTATATTTTTAAAGAGGAAATAAGTATAAATACCTCAAAAGGACATATTTGTATTAAACATTCTCTTACTGATAGAGAAGAATTAGAAATACAAGCGTTATATCTTTCTATTAGAGAGTATAATGAAGATATGGCTATATCTGAATTTAATGAATTTATTTCTGCTGATAAAAAAGAAGATTCTAAACTTACAATTAATGACTTAGATAACGAAGACGATTAATTATGGCAGAAATAACACTTACTGAATTACTAGCAGGAAGAGCTACTAGAATTAAAAATAGAGAATATTTTCCTACTGCTGCATATGTTGAACCATTTTTGGAAAGAGTTCTGAAACTAACTTCTGAATTTAGAGTACAAGTTCAACTTCCAACTCAAATTACTTATACAGCAGAAGGAGATATTAATACTGAAGATATAACTTATAATAGAGTTCTTATTGAAGCTATACTTCCAGATGAATATAAATTCAATGATGATCCTCATAAAGCTGTATTAGGAATGGTTTATGGAATAGATGTTCGTAAACCAGTTGTTAAGTTCTTTAAAGGACAAGAAAGAATGAGTTGTACTAATCTTTGTGTATTTAGTCCTCAATTACTTGCTTGTCAGGATTTAGAATCTGAAACAGCTGTTGATTATAATCCTTTAAAAAGAATTATTGAACAAACTGATGATACAGCATCTTGGATGAAAAAACTTATTGAATCTGAATTTGATTGTCATACTCAGAATGTTAATGAATCTTTAGGCCGGTGGATTAGAAATTGTATCAATTATAATTTTGATAATCACTATGGTAAAGTAAAGATTGCAACTTCTGCTCCTATTGATGCATATAAATCTCTATTTGAAAAAGAGGATAGTGAATATTATACTGGAATTGATAGTGGAACTATAAGTATGTATCAAGTTTATAATGCTTTTACTCAAATTCTTACTGATGGAATGAAGAAAGATCCATTTAATATATTTGAAAGGACTTTATTACTTAAAGACATTCTTGATATATGAATTTAGTAATACTATATTAAGTTATGAAAAG